CTTAAATCGTAAATCATCTCGACTATTACCCACTTACTTTTATCCCGCATAACAACCAAGTCCTCCCCGGGGAAAGAGTAGTACACCCACTCGTCACCCTCCTTCACTAACTTGCCGTGAAGTAATATGTAGCGGAGCTTTTCAGATAGTGGTCTCATATCTTTGCACTCAAATCGTAGGTGAATTTAACTAATCTATCTGGCTTAGTAATCTGCCGCAGTATCCATTCTGCATCTATTTCGTGGCACAAAATATCCAATCTATTGTTCATGCAGTAGTATTGCAGCCGTCCTAACTTAACGGCATCGACGGGGTGTTGGTGAACCACCTCATAAAAAGCCTGGATATGTCCGTCAGTATATGTCACAACGTCAACTATAAATCTCCAACCGTCATTATCAAATTTCACTTCTGTCTTTACTCCGTAATCCTTCGACAACCACTCAGCAAGCACCGTCTTTGCCGCAGCGTGTTTATAACTCTCCTTGCGATCCTTCAAAACGGTGCTTTGTCCTCGTTCCTTTCCCATTCAAATTCTTTTTTATCCGGTTCAGTATAATTCATTACGGCCTGTTCAACCGATTTGACAAGCCAATTAGCGTTATCCCAATTTGTATCTTTTTGGAAACGTCCGTTAACAAAGTTATATTTTAATTCAGACAATCCACCGTTACCGAGATACTTAAATTTCACCTTCTGCCAGTGAACTTCAACCTCATTAAGTAACGTATTATTGCCGTCCGTTTTCCGGTGTACCGTAAAGCCGTAATCGCATTTATTGTAAAAGTTAGATGACCCCGAAATGTCATACAGCGTCGGGCACTTCAACTTCCCTGTCGCTTCACGTTCCATCTTCCGGGGGTGAGCCACAAGAAACACCAAAACATCATTAAACCGGGCAAAGTTTGTGAGCTTATCCAGGAATCGGCTGATGTATTGCGTCTCGCTGTCCTTGTACTGGTGCTCCAGTCGGTTGTATGGATCGACAACAAGTACCTTTATACCGCGCGTCTTAACAAGTATCTTTGCCGCAGTAAGCATACTGTCAACCGTGAAATCATCTTCATTCAGGATGTAAAAGAAGTTTCCCCTAATGTGATCTATTGCCATCTCGTAATCCATATCCGTAGCGGTCTTTGACGTGAACCGTTTACCTATCAGTTTCTCAAACAGTTTTGAATAATGATATTTCAGTGGATAGTTTTCGGGCGTGAAGTATGCCGTCCGCCATCCGTAAAGAACGTTCATCTTCATTGTGAGGTAATCAACAAACTCCGATTTCCCCGACGAAGGTATCCCAGTAACAACCGCAAGCCGTCCCGTCTCCCATCTTATAAACTCGTCAAACGGTTCATTCAATACCCTGCCCGGTTGCTGACCGTTACGAAATAGATCGTCAATATCAACTTCAATATTATCAACTGTAATAATTCCCTTAGTCGGGATCTGAACAGCATTTTTTATCAGGTCGTGAAAATCACTACCGTATTTAAGTAGGTAAGCATTTGCATCTTTACAGTCTTTGAAGCTGACAACCAGACAACGCTCTGCACCTAACCTCCGAGCAAGTTCATCCCGAAGTTCAATTCCTTTCGTGTCCTGATCAGTCGCTAAGTATATCCGTTTAACGTTGTCAAAAAGCTCATGATAAGTGTCAAGGTATTCAAGTTTGATGTTTGCACCGTTAGGAACTGAAATTACATTATCAAATCCGCACTGAATAAAACTTAATGCGTCGATCTCTCCCTCAACAATGATAATATCTTCGTTATCCAGAAGCGCATCCTGATTATAGAATATCAGTTCAGATCCGGTGTGCAGCTTAAAAGACTTTTGTTCTCCCCTGTATTTGATATTGACAAGACGATCCTGAAAAAAGAATGGGAAGCATATCGTTTCAATCTCCTTTCCGAACTGCGGCATAAAAACCGTATCGGAATAAATACGCATTTTGTTTAATGTCTTTTGCGAAATCATCCGCCCAGTAAACCACTTAACCGCCCGATCCGTTAATGCCGTTATGTTCTTCCATTCAGGTGCAGTATATTCTTTTGTCGAAGGATTAAAGATATAAAACGATGCAGTGCAGTTATGACAATAACCTACGTTTTCACTGGTATTCCAATTAAAGCACTTATCGTTTTTCTTTTTGCGTAGGTGTGAACACTCAGGACAAAGGTAATGTTCCTCTACCGTCTTACCGTTAGGGCTAAACTCATATAACGCTCCGGTGACTGTGCTTTTAATTTTCATCTCGCAATAAAAGTTGAAGGTCTGACAGTGGGTAATTCATCTTCCCATCTCCGCTGATTGAGATATTTTTCAGGATAAGGTAAATATTGTTTGTCCCTTATTGAGGCAATAAACGTCGGCAATGTATCAATTATTTTCTGTCTCTCTGCGTCTTTAAGTTTATTCCACCGTTGAATACATAGTTTTTTATTACCTACTTTTTTATCATAAGCATTCCAAAAAACATCAAAAGATATATTTATTTCATTATTACCTTCTTTATCTTCTTGTTTGTTGTCAGTTGTTTGTCGGTTGCTTGTCGATTGTTTGTCAGGTTGCTTGTCGATTGCTTGTCGGTTACCCTGATAACTTTCATAATTTAAAATAGTTATGATGCTATATTTGTTTGTCGTTTGTATGTCGATTTCTCCGGTTTTACGCAATCTATACAGACACGTCCTTAAAGTGCGAATACTTATTTTTGTTCTCTCATTCAGCTTGTGCAGTCCGGTTATTATCTGCCCTCTATTTATAGCTACACCTCTCCACTCTCCGTCTTCATGGTTTGCATTTAATAGTAGGTATATAAACAAGTGAACCATCTCAGAGATATTAAACCATTCCCATTCGTCAAACTTACGGTACAACTTTATCCACCCCTCACTCATGACCTTAAAATAGAACCCCGTCCGGTACAAAAAAACCTTCAAGCCCACGGAGTGCACGCTCCACCTGAAGGAAATTAAGCCCAGAACGGGGTATTTTAAAAGTCGATAATTTGCTTAAATAATCCATTGTGCATTTGATTTGGTACTACAAAGATAACTTTTATTTCAATACTAACAAATTATTTTACATAAAAGATAGCACCTGCTTTTCAATTTCCTCGGTGGTACTGCCGATGTCCTGAATAATTACATCCATGACACGTGAGTAAACATCCTGGAACTGCGCTTCGCTCATTGATGCAAAGGCTATGCTTTTGGGGCGGTAGTGTAGCCCCTTGCCGGTGTCGTGTATCTCAACAAAACCTGCTCGCATCGTCACAACCTCTCTATAAACATCAAACGGCAAATCCATCTTTGAGTTGTGACACCCAAGTTTGACAAGTGCCATGAACTTTTTAAGAAAGCGGTAGTTCCGGGGATGCTTAATCTCACATTCATATACAACGCCTATCTGAAGTTTCTTTTTCTCATCAAAATCAGAATCGTATAAGGGAACCAACCCCGTCATTGTATTTTGGCAGAACAGCTTCATCAGAAGGGAAGCCCGTTCGGTTCGTCACTTGTATTAGACTGACTCGGTGCTTCTGCCTGCGGTTCTAGTTTGGCCGTAACGTCATCCGTTTTTTTACCGCCAAGCATCTGAAGACTGGACACGACAATCTCTGTGATATACCTCTTGTTGCCGTCCTTGTCATCGTATGAGCGGTATTCAATGCGGCCCTCTACATATAGTAGCTGCCCCTTCTTGACGTACTTCTCAACCACGTCAGCGAGCTTGGCCCATACTATGCAGTTGTGCCATTGTGTTTTTTCTTGGTCGTTGTACTTCTCTGTTGTTGCAAGGCTGAACGATGCAACCCTGCTGTTTGTTGTTGTGCGGACTTCGGGATCTTTCCCGACGTGTCCAATCAGTTGAACGCGATTAATCATTGTAGTGCTTTTATTTTTGTTATCATTGTTTGTGCTTCGGCTATCGCAACTGCAAGAGCCACCTTAATCTGTTCGATAATTACCGGATCAGGTAATACCCGTATAATAATAATCGGGAGTGCCGGATGGTATGCAACGAAGTCAACCCACTCGCGACCGGTAACATATAACTGTCCTTGAATCTGATAAGTATATTCCGATGGGACTTTACCGGAAAGCAGATAATCAATGAACGTATTGTAGGCCGGAGACTTTATCTCCAATAGCCCATTATCGTTTATTAATCCATCAGGAGAACACCCCACCCATTCATCAAGTTCAAAAAAGCCTCCGTCAGTAGCGGTGTTGAATGAGTTGATTTCATACTGTTCGCGCGCCATCGGCTCTACTTCGTGACCACGTTCCATATAATTAGACTTGAATGATTCGGGACTTTCGCCGGTCAATCGTTCATAGACCACTTTGCGGATAGTCTTTTTATAACCAGCCGTTGACTTTGCCATGAACAGGTCGGAGAATGAGCTGGCAGTGAATTTACCGCGCCTCAGTACGTCCCACTCCTCAGAGTTCTGTTTTACGTCGTGCCAAATCATATCACAGCGGCCTTTAACAGTTCTTCATTCTCTGTTGACAGATTCCACTTAGTGCGAATATTATCAATCGTTCCGTTGCCTTTAAGATATTCAATAGCCTTGTTCCATGCCGGAATAGACGGGATAAGATTAGGCTTATCCATCTTAGGCTGAACTTCCCTTATCCGTAATCCCTCAGTAATGTCTCCGAACGCCTTAATGTCCGACTTAACATATACCTGAATAGGCACGTTCACCCAATCATTTATGTAAGGACTGCCAACGAACTTTTTAACTACACGGCAGTTAGTAGCGTTCAGTATCATAGGCTTTATCTTAGGGTCCGTAAAGGCTGCAACGTTCCGTTCCTGGGATTTGCCGTCCGAACCTTTTACCTGTTTTACAGATACGTTTTTGATGATAAGTTTTATATCCTTGCCTTCTTCAAGGTCGCATGCCCCTAAATAGTCTGACAAAAAGACCTTATGCCAGTGTACTTTCCCTGTCTCAGTTTCCATTGTTTCAGTTTTTATGATTAAATGATTTATTTATCTCCGCTAAAGAGTGTTTGTTTTCTCGCTAATATAATCATTTACTTTGAATAACAGCGTCTTAACTGCGGATAAAATTGCGTTTGCCTCTGCTGTTTTTAATTCAGGAAGGGGCAAGTTTTTGATGTCGGAGGCAAGCTGCTGAAGTTTGATTTTATCAGGAGCTGCGGCCCTTGCTTTTTCGGCGGCAATACGTGACTTTTCCTCTGCAATAGCTCTCGCCTCAGATTCTTTACGGGCGTTGTCCTCAGCCTCTCTTTTCTGTCTCAATTCAGCCTCAGCCTTTTCTTTTTCTGCACGTGCAGCCTCAAGTTTTTCACGGTCAGCCTTTGCTTGGGCAAGCATTTTTGCTTCGGCATCTCTGCGGGCTTTTTCTGCCTTAACTTTTTCAGCCTCCATTTTCTTGCGTTCAGCCTCTTGTGCCTTTTCAAGTTCTTCCCTTTCTTTTTTAAGGCGCTCGTTTTCAAGTCTTATTTCTTTCTGCCTTTTCTTTTCGGCTTCAATAGCGGCAAGCCTTTCCTCTTCGGCCTTGCGTTCGGCCTCTTTTTTCTGCTCATACTGAAGTTTTGCGCCAGCTAGGAAGTTAATCCACACCTCATCTTTCATCTCTCCAAGAAGCATAAGACTGCCATCCATTTCATATTTGCTCAGTTCGGCAAGCCTTTCGTCACGGAGTTTATTTTTACGTTCACGTTCAATGTTCTCAAAGTGCTTTTCAATATTTTCAAGCACCTCTTCAGCCTGTTCGCCCGGAAGTGTTTCTTTGTTTTTCCATGCGTCCACAAACCTACCGGCTGCAAGGAAATACGCCTTTTGTGTTTTATGAATATCGGAAATACCAGTACGGACTTTGACAAATTTTAATCGTAATGACTTAGCCTGCGTACATAACTCCGGTGTTAATTCCTGAGTAATCAGACTTTCGTAAATCTCCATTAGTGCCTCACGTTCAATAATCTTAGGCATAAATGCGGCCTCAATAGGTTGTACTTCGTTTTCCTTCAGCCCGTATTCAGCGGGGTTTAATTTTGCAATTTCTGTTGTCATGATATTAGTTTTTATAGTTAAACGTTCTGTTTATGTCCACTGCCTCGACACGTTTAATTGTCGAAGCCAAATGCTTGTCGAGTTTCAACCGGATAATCTCGGCCTTGTAGGTATCCACGACGCTGTTAACGTCTGCCTCGGTTTCGCAGTCCATGAGTTCATGTATGATCTCTCTGGTGCGCTGCGCTCTTGCGAGCTTCTTTTCATTGATTAGTTGCGGTGACATGGCTATGCTGCTTTATGTTTACGGCCCCAGTTGCGGTTGTCTCTCATGTAACCCTTGAACTTTCTGGCACGTGGAATAAATACGGCTTGCGAATCCCACACGTTTGCTCCCCCGAAAATGTACTTCCCGTTCCGCTTGCGGAGGTGAGGTGAAGTATCCCGATAAGATGGTTGCTTTGACCTGCTGAACATTGCAGCAGTCATTCCGATAATTGCGGCCATAAGGCCAAGTTTTGATGATGCTTTCATTGCGTTACGTAATAAGCGTTTTTTAATACTTTGTTTATGTCAAGGCTTTTCTTAAATACACCTTTCTTTTTCAGTGCCTGGATTTCAAGGCTATTGAGAACAATAAGCGAATAGTCCCCGGAAGGTAATACATAGTGTCTTTTACCGCCACAGTATTTGTTTATCTGAGATATTTTATATCTGCGGTCTGCATATTTCTTGGCAAACCAGTAATGACCGTACCCTTCGAATATTCTTACCTTTGATTTTGTGGTAAGGAATACAAAGAATAGGTTTCTGACCCATAACCACCACAGAGATAATTCACCTACGACAGTTTTGTAAATTTGAATAAGTTTGTTTTTAATTTTAGTGTTTAATTTCAATATCCTGTACTTCTATAAGTTCTCCGCACGAATAAATACCCGTGCCCTCAAAGGTGACGCCCTTGTATTCACATATCATTATCCAGTACTCCGCCCGTTCGTCACGGTCCTCGTCGATCTTTTCAACGGCCTCCCAATCATACTGATGCCAGTGCTTTTCAATCTCAAGTGCAAGCTCTTGAGGGTCGTCGTCGCTGAATTCGCCACGTCTGCGCAGGTAATCTGTGTAGGTTTCCATTATTCCACGTCGTTAAAGGTTGTGATTTCGGTAACAACTTCGCCTAATACTTTCTTAACGACGCTTCGACGAACATAGCGTTCCACTGAAAGATTGTCACCTACCAGGGAAGCAGTAAAATAATAATCGCCATCCGTACCATTGACATAAAACCGTGTACCCACGATTAAGAAATGCCTGACTTTTTGATATTCAGAAATTACCTCAAGAAGAGTACCCACGAGAAACATATCTTCGTCAAGTTCAGGCCAGACGGTTCCGGCCTCCCTTGATTCTGCAATCAGTTTATTAATCGCCTCGGCCTGACGGATAATTTCGTCAGCGTTTTCGGCCAGGATTTCTGCAAGTGTTTTCATCTTAATTTGGCATAAGCGGTTAATACTTCTTCGGTTAATATCTCTCTGCAAAAATCAGCAGACCTTTTCAGGCTTTCTTTTTTAGCATCATCAGTAGCAGCATAAGCAGCATAAGCATAAGCAGCAGCATAAGCAGCATCAGCAGCAGCAGCAGCAGCAGCATAAGCATCATAAGCAGCAGAAGCAGCAGCAGCAGCAGCAGC